CAAAGGTTGAATCCCATCTATCAGGATCACGAGTAATTTGACCTGCAACTCTTTGAAAATCTGCAAGAAAGTCTGATTTAATTTCTGCTATTTGCTTATCAGTAGCACCATCTTTAATTAATATTTCTTCTATTCTGTCTACTAAATATTCAATATCATCATCACCAAATTTTCTAGCATATTCTATTCTAAATGCCATCATCTCAGCATATTTTGTAAAGACAGAATTATCTTTTATCATAAAGTTACGAACTTTATATTCAGGAATGTTAGTAGTACGAGCCATAATATGTTTTGCTTTACCAACTCGAAGTGGTGTATTATATCCATAAGGATCTAAACCATTATCTTTGATACTATTTACTGTTTCTTGTGCATACTTTCTAGATTTTTCAATAGTATTAATAGCTATATCTTTGTAACCTTTGCCAGTCCATACAGTAACAAATCTTTGTTCTAAAAACCAACTTGTAAATATATCTACAAGCTCTCTCTCATTTGCTTTACTTGCATTTATTTTAACAACATCATAATAGATTGGCATTCTATAATTTTTTCTTGTTGGCTGATAACGTTCAGCAAATGTTAATCTTTCTTTTAACTTGTTTCTATTAATGAGTAAAATTTTTCGGAATGCAGGATCTTTTTCAAGTTCAATTCTAATATCATAATCATCTATACGTCTTTGAAGAGCAGGAAACATTACCTTTGCTGTTGATCTATCAACAAATGCACCAGTATCCTGAGCAAGTTGGTCAAAATATTTATTAAAAGATTCTATTTTTCTAATAGCTTCTTTTTTAAATTCAGGTAGTTGTGGATAATATTGTGCTTTCCACTTATCGTCACTCATTAAAATATTTAGTTCCATCACTTCATCAATAAATTCTTGTGGTGACGGATACTTGTTTGCTCCAGTAACAGAATTTATATATGCTGTCTTTGGTGTTTTACCTAACTTTTCTTTAGCTTTGACATATGGTGTCACCAAATCAATACCCATAACTTCACCAGTGCCATCTGATTTTTGTAACTCATTCATATATATTTTACGAAGATCTTGCTCTAATTCTATTCCTTTACCATTATGAACATTTTGCATTGAGTCTATAGATCTAAGAGGTGCTCCTTCTACTGGCACACTTGCATTATGTGCAATATCTAAATGCATCTTTTTTATTTCATCAGGCACTTGATAGCCATCATAACCAAATATTTGCAATCTTCTTGAAGGTAATAAATAGTTTGCAAAACTAAATCTATCGACAGTTTCTTCTTTTAACCTTGTATTCTCTGCAAATTGCTTTGTAAAATCATTAGCTTCTGTTGTAGCTTTTTCTCTTACTTCAGTATTACCTAAATTATCATGTGTTTTTTTATTAGGGTTTTTACGATTGCTATACTTTTGTTTTAGTTTCCCATAACGATTGGCAACACCTCTTGCTCCACCACCAAGCATTCCTGAAAAAATAGTGTTACCTGCTATATTCAATGTAGTTTCTGTTGCTGTATTATAAGGATCAAATGGTGCTCGTATTGCTTCTGAGCCTACACCAAAAACAAAACCAACCTTTGCAGATTCTTTTGCCACACCAAAAGCATTTTTAGCTGACCATGCGGCACGAATGCCCTTATTAAATACTGGGTGAAAGAAGGCTATGTTTAAAGGGTCTACTACACCTGCAACTAGATGTGATGTGATACCTGCTCGTTCAAACATTTTTCTATTGTTATCAATGGCTTGTAAGGATTGTTTAATGTAGTTGTAATGATTTAGATTCTTTGCTCTTGATAGTTCATCAGCATAAGCAAAATCATCATTATCTTGTACTGTCTTTTTAAAATCAAACTCTTCATCATATTCTTGATCGTTAAAAGCAAAGTATTCCTGTGTGTAATGTGTCACTGGTAACCATTGATATTTAAAACCTGCGGCAACTCCTGAAAAAAAATCAGGATCTACCTTACCCTCTTGGTCAGGATATATAAAATGTAATGGCTCTATACTTTGTAATCCTTTTGGAACAAAGTCAGTATACTCTGCCATCAACTAAACTCCTCATCTAAGAAATCTACATTATCTCTGATATTAAAACCTAAATCACTTGTTCGAGTTCTTACTCTTGATTTAGTTTGATAGTATAATGGTGTCTTAGTATTACCAAACTCACCAGTATTATAAACTTGATGAAACCCAGCAAGTTTAAAAAAGTAATTTCGTTCGTCCATAGACTTTGCATTCATAGCATTTTGTACTGCTCTATAGTATTTTGGAAACCCTCTATCACTTTTTAATCTCTCATGCCCAAACTGATATGAGAAGTCTATCAATGCACTCTTTCTTCTTTTATGTAACCTATCAAAGTTTGGAAATTCTTTTTTATATTGTTCATATATCTTATACATTTTATTATTGAATACTTTAGTAGCCGCATTTCTATCAATTAAAATAGGTTTACCAAACTTAAACTCATTTACTTTTTTTAATAACTGATCTTCTGAGTAATTATCTTTTTTTAATAACCATTGTTGTAATTCTTTTAGTCTGCCAACTTGTGTTGGATCAAACATTTTATAATCATCTTCTGTCAAAAACTTTACATTAAAACCAAATCCAACTGATATTGTATCTCTATCTCTATATACCTGATTTCTAAATCCTTCATGATTTGCTGTAGTCTGCACAATATTTTTAATTGTTTCTTGAACATCAACAGCTACATCAGGTGTC